GGCTGGGGTCCCAGATGAGAAAGAACTAACTAATTATGAAATTGTTCTTGAGACTATTAGTTCTATTGTAGGTACTGAGTCCAAGAACCTTATCAAGTCAACATGCATGTCAACAAAACTATCAGACTTGACAAGTGACATTTTGTCAGAAGACTGCATGAAGGAGATCATTGAATCAGTCATAACCAGATTACCCTCATCTTTCCCAAGGGATGCTGAATTAGTGTCTTTAGATAATGTTTCAGCAGGTTTAGTAGTTGCTAGATTACAGGAAGGTGACATTTTCTCAAGTTTCAAATTTCTTCTTTTATGGGCGGGATTCAACAATTTTCAAGGGACATACACACACCATTCTGGTCCCCAAAGTTCCATTCTAAAATTATCAGACAAGTACAGAAAAAAGATGATGATTTCAAGTAGAGTCACAAATTCAGAGTCAATTCAAGAACGGTTGTTAAATGTTAGTTTTGGTGCACCAACACTGAGAAACATTCTGTTTTCGACATTAGATATGGATATAAAGAACTCTGAAATAGGGCCTAACAACAAATTGCTCCAATTTGGACTATCATTTAAGGAACAAGTCGGAGGGCCAAGAGAACTTTATGTTGGTGACTCAGATACAAAACTGATCACTAGAGTGCTTGAAGAATCGTCAAGGAATTTGGGCTCTTTGCTGGAGAATAGCTGTTTGTCTTCTGAGAAGAAGTTTGACAGTTTTATGAAAGAGATAAGTAGAGCCTTCTATAATGGTTATATCATACTAAGTATGGATCATTCAAAATGGGGGCCTTACAATAGTCCAATTCAGTACCATATGTTGTATGAGGCACTTGAAGAAATAAGAGGAGCTAATGGGAAAAAGTTGAATTTGGCCTTTGCAAAAACAATTCTCAAGTGGCACCTATTTAAGGCTGTTGAAGTACCTGTGACAATAATTGAAGACATTTATCAAACAATGACAGATATTAGTTTAAACAATCGTGAAAGGCGACCTGACAAGGAAAGAAGCTATGAAACCTATTTCATAAACCAGTTGAAAACAAAGAAAATAAAGACACATGACAATAAGGTGCCTTCCCAAATACACAGTTATTTTGACATGGGACAAGGGATATTACACTATACATCTGATCTTTATGGCTCATTGGCCTCAGAATATATTTGTAACAAAGTCAATGAACTCTTCAACATTAAATTAATCTCCATGAACACATCAGATGACATGGTAGTGATTGTAAAAAGAATGTTTAGAGCAAAACATATAAATAGCATTAGAGAAGAAATGATGTATCTAATGAATTATATATATGCACTGTCAAACTTCCTAAACAAACATGTTTCACCAAAGTATTGTTGTAGCCCTCTTGTAGGTGAATTCAAGTCACACTTTGAGGTTGAAGGTAAAGTTGTTCCTCTATTTATTAAGTTTTTCTCAGCTTGTATAGGAAACTTTAGATGTAAAAATCCTACAGAACTATTTAATACTTGTGACACAATTGTTGAACAAGGAGTTTGTAATGGTTTGTCATTGACAGTTGCAGACTGTCTCAAAAAGAGAATGGTCAATATGTTAGATTGGCTGGGGTATAGTTCTGACCCTCAAATGCACCCACACACCAGTCGACAACAAGATTGGTTGATGGGCTGCTTGAGTTATAGAAAACTGAGGTCATTAGAAACTTGGCTGTTGGAGAATGGTGTTGAGGAGTTGACTCTTGATGTTGTCAGGGGTAAGCTTTATGAGGTAATCCAAAGCCTTAGGATGAGAATGATTGCACCAATAGTAGCACTTGAGAAAATGAGAGATGTGGTAAGGACACATCTGGGTAAAATAGATATATGGTTTCCAACTCTGTGGGGTGGTTTCCGACTCATTGTAAGAAGCAAGTTAAATCTTGGTCAGACTCTTGTAGAAAGCTGTGAGAATCCATTAGTCAAAAAACTGATGAATCACTACTCACGATTCACTAAGCAAGGTCTGGGACTCTTAATCAGCGAAGGTTTGGAAAGATCAGCATTTCAGAGTTCAGTTGTGACAGGGTTTATAGGCTTGTCAATTAGTTTATCTGGGCCTTGTGTGAAGTCAGAAAATGGGAATTTCATTCCAATTCACCAATCAAAACAGATCACAAAAGAGGTTTGTGAAGTTTATACAACCTTACTAATGGACTCTGTTTGTTCTATTGGTGATTGGGTTTGTGGTGAGGACAGACAGTTGAACAAATTCCAACCACATGGTGTGTATGTTAGAACAAGTCTTATAAACACACCAACTTTTAACTATGGATTGGATGAATTAACTGCAACATTGGAGCTAACATCACCAGAGTTGTTTGACAAGTTTCTAGCCACACTTGTGCCAATTGACAAAAGGCTCAACCTGAGAACAAATTGGTCTGTAAGACCCGAAATGGAGCTGCTTGTTGAGTGTTCAAAGTTAGGGATGTCTGTTTTTGATGGTAAGTTTGATAGGAAGGAAGAATCTGTAATGCTGACTGAGTATTTTAAATTAGAACACCTAGTTACTAGATCATTACCACTTCAAAAAACTCACAAATCTGGTACTGCAGTACAAGAACTAAACAGAATTTGTGATGGGATGATATTATCTTCAATACTCAGACCACAAATGGTAGAGCCATCTTTAATTGGTGATGTGTTGAAGACTGAACCATTTACCAGTAGTCTAGAGGTACTAAAGGATATCAAGGTTAGTGGATTGATGAGATATATTAAGCA